TGTCGGCGTCTATGGTTTATAAGATCCGCAAGGGTGAGCGGTGGGGAGTGGTGAGATGAGCACCGCAAGCCTAGCCGACAAACTAACCCACGCCAAGCGAGAATCAAAGGCGCTCAAGGCACAGCTACAGGCTAGCAAGCTAAAGGCTGAAGAGCTATTGGCAGCGTTTGATGAATCGGTATACACGCCTGAAGTAATTGCTAGGCGCAACATGTTTAAGCGAGCGAGGGATAAATATAATGAGCGCTGATCTTATGCATGGCGATTGCCTAGAGTGGATGAAAGAGATACCAGATGGCAGCGTTGACATGGTTCTAGCTGATCCGCCATACGGAACCACGGCTTGCAAGTGGGACACAGTGATAGATTTAGTAAGGATGTGGGAGCAGTTGAAGCGGGTTATTAAGCCTAATGGGGCGATTGTAATGACAGCCAGTCAGCCGTTTACTTCTGCGCTCGTGATGAGCAATCCGAGGATGTTTAAGTATTGTTGGGTGTGGAACAAAAAACAGGGCGGAAAATCCTTTAAATGCAAAAAGACAGCCTTTGCGAGTTACTGAAGACATCGTGGTTTTTAATTCTGGCGGCTACATTCCGCAAATGAGAACAGGCAGAATGAGGAAAAAAGGGCGGAATTAATAAGCAGCCTGAAACTACAGGGCCGTGAATTTAGACTACGTTCGTATAGCGACCAGTATTACCCGACAAACATTTAGATTTTCCAAATTGTCGCAAATAAAAAATAACCTTAGTACACCCAACCCAAAAACCAGTTGCACTATTAGAATATCTAATTAAAACCTATACCAATAAGGGCGACACAGTCCTTGATTTCACTATGGGTTCAGGCACAACCGGCGTTGCTTGTGTGAATACCAACAGAGAGTTTATAGGTATAGAGCTTGATGATGAATATTTCAATATAGCACAAGAAAGAATCAAGAGGTGTGATGAGTCGCTCATTCCGTAAGATAGCAAAGTACGCACGCAACGACAAAGACTATAAGCGCTTAGCAAACAAGAAGGCGAGAAAGTACGATATAGACAGCGGCGGGGCATATAAGAAGCTCGGCTACACGTATGATATATGTGACTATAGAGCGGTACTGATTACCGATGATGATATGCGAAGTGCGTATGAACGCGGCGGGCTTAGATACTTAATAAAAGGATATGCAAAGTGATACAGACAACGGCTGATATTATCGAGACGATTGAAAACGATAACATGGAGCAGATAAGCTTACTACTACGTGATCTTATCAAAACGCACCGCGTCGGGGAAGGCAATACTTTGCGCCAGCTTCACAAGCGGTATATGCTTGAGTCTGTACCGATATACGACCGCAAACAATCGGCTTATGAAAAGATCGACAGACGTACGGCAAGCGATTTTTACGGTGACATCGTAGACACTAAAACCGGGTACATGGGCAACGCGGTTTCTATAGACCTGGATCGTGAAGAGTACACCAACAACGGCGTTTTAAATGAGTCAGATTTTGATGCCGATAAAGATGCTATGCATAACTTCTTTCTGGACAACGCGTCGGAGGACCAGAACAGCGAGCTTGTCAGAATGGCAGCTATGTGCGGGAAAGCTTACCGGCTTTTATATCTTGATATGGGCGCTAATGTAAAGTACCAGAACATCAAGCCATGGGAAACGATCTACATATATGACCAGAGTATAGACGAGCCTCAGCTTGTGCTTAGGTACTATGATATCACGGTTGTGGAAGGTGCCAATAAAAAACCGTGACTAAGGTTGAATGGTATGACGCAGACAGCATCAGGTATTACATAGACAACGGACGTCTTGACTTTGAGGTGTACCAGCCTGAGATGTGGCGAGACAATTTATTCGGACAGATTCCGGTCATGCTATTCGCCAACAACGAATACGAAACCGCTGAGCCATTGAAGGCCATGGACTTAATGGATGCCTATGATGCAATCATAAGTTCCACCACCTCCGAGATTGAACAGCTCCGCCTTGCCTATATGTATATCAAAGACTCAGGGCTATTAGTTGATAATGAGTTTATGAAACAACTGGAGCAGACAGGGATTTTTCCGCTTGGCGAAGGTGGCGAAGTCGGCTTTATAAACAAGCAATTGGCCGATGGCCCGGTCCAGAATATTCTTGCCGAGATACGCCGAAATATATACCAGTTCAGCAAGTCAATCGATATGAGCAAAGACTTCGGTGGTGATATGCGTGTCATAGGCTGGCAGGTTGCACTGCTTAACCTCGAGAACAGCAGCAAGATTACAGAGCGCAAGTTTCAAAAGAGCCTTAGTAGGCAGTATGACCTTATCACCAATTACTGGTCAACGGTTCAAGGGCGTGAACATCGACCCGTCAAACCTGGAGTTTGTATTCACTCGGAATTTTCCGAGAGACTTGTACTCCGAGGCACAGACTCTTGAGATACTCACAAGCCAGGTCAGTAAGAAGACGGCCTTTGGTTGATGAGCTTCATTGACGACCCAGACGCAGAGATAGACCGGCTCGATGAGGAGCAGGTTGACGACCCATTTAGGATGGTTCCAGATGCCAACACGCGACCTACGTACGAACAGCCGCAGGATATGGAATAAGATTGAGCGTGTTGGCCGAGTCGTCAATGTTGAATTGGTAAAGCAATACAACAGGTCACTCACGGACATACGTGCTGAGCTTGTCAGGCTGTACGAGCAATATCAGATACAAGGCGAGCTTACACGGGCTCAGGCTACACGGTTCGTTCGCAAACTCTCAGATGGAGCGGCGATAGTTGAGTTGATGCAGCCGTATCTGACTGAGAACATCGACCTGATACAACGGGCTTCATCGGTATCTCTCGAGGAGAGCTTCTACCGGCACGGCTGGGCTGTAACGCAGAATGCAGGTGTTGACTTGAGTTGGGGGATTATCAGCGATCAGTCAGTACGGGCGGCTGTAGGGATAAGTGGAGAGATGGGTGCGCTACAGGGCTATATGTCAGCTAATGAGATAGCGCAGCACGCCAGGATACTTGATAATGCACTGACTAATTATGTAGGCGATACGCGGCGTTGGCTCACTCAGGACATTACACAAGGTGTAATCCGTGGCGAGTCAATACCGAATATCACACGACGGCTTCGGGAGAGCGGTGTGGCTAGGTCGTACCGTTCGGCGATGAGGATAGCACGTACTGAGACGTTGAGAAGTACCGGGCTTGGGGCCCAGATAGCCTATCAGCAGTCTCGGGATCTCGGCGTAAGCATAACTGAAGTATGGGACGCTACCATTGATAATAGTACACGTCCTGACCATGCCGAGCTTGACGGGCGGCGGAAAGACCAGCCGGAAGGGTGGGCTATAGACGGCGTGTTGGTAGCAGGGCCACGGAGAAGCGGTGTTGCAGAGTTCGACATCAACTGTCGGTGCGACATCAACCCAGAGGTGGACGGCTATGCACCGAGCGTTAGACGTATACGAGATGAGGGTATACAGCCCTATCAAACGTATGGCGACTGGGCTCGGCGTAATGGCATAACGAGAAATATATACGGGCAGGAATTCACGTTCCTGACAAGGGAGTAAAGGATGGCTGAAGAGAAAACTAACCAAGCGGCTGAGCCGAATGGAGAGCAGGACGAGACACAGACTGTAACAGCTGAACAGTTTGAGGAAATTAAACGGCAGCTCGAGGAGACCCGTAAGGCGCAGTCTGGTTCAGACCGTACCGTAGCAGAGCTACGAAAGGCCTTGGAACAGAAGGAGCAAGAGGCGTCGAACGAGAAGAAGACCGTACAGCAGCAGGCAGAGGAACGTATAGCAGAGATAGAGAAGAAGCTACAGCAGGCCGAGCGTGACCGATTCACGGCGACTCAGAAAGGCCTTGCGCAGCAATTGCTCTCAGAGAAGGGAATCAAGGCGCCTTCGTTCATTGATCGCCTTATAGGTGACGATAGCGAGGCTACTGAGGCCGCAATCAAAGAGTACATCGAGTCTATCGAAGAGACTAAGTTATCTGCCGCTGACAAGTTCGCACGAGAGAATGGCCGAAA